GTTCGCACGTTGACACCCTTTGCAGCGAAGACGCAAACAACAATTAAGAAAGGGGCGTAATATGCCTTGGAATGATAACGACCTTATGACAATGGTTCCGTTCAAAGCGCCGAACATGACCGACCCCAAAGCGCCGCATATTGGTTACGCCGTGACTTCCGCAGCCTTCCCCGTGCCCGACTTGCTGTTTAGCTTCGGGGGTATCAACGCCGGGGCCGAACACTTGCTTGCGTCGTCGCCTATGATGTATCAAGGGCTTTCCCGTATCGCCGGGGCAATGCGTCGAATGATTGACGAAATTGAAGCGGCTGTTGACGGCGGGTTTGTGAAGAAAGAAAACGTCGATTACGTTCTTGCGAATTACGCCGCTATCGAAGGCGATTGCCTTACGCTTATGCAAATCGCAACCAACGGCATTGACGCGACGATTAAAGGCATGGGGGCGCAGAAATGACCGCTTTGAACTTCGCCGCGATCTGTTGCGGGCTTTTCTTGGTCTTGGTTGCTATTGTGGGCATAATGGAAACAGCAACGACAGCCGGGCCAAACTGCCCCGCGCCTGTTCCCGCGTCTTGGCTTGGCTTCTGCGAAGACTTCGACGTTAGATAAAAAAGTTTGGTCGAAGCGTTCTTTTTCGCTTGACCTTCCCGGCCCCCGAAACTAAATTCGAAACAGGCAAAATGATTTGCCGCAAACAACAAAGAAAGATTATCCCAATGGCTAAGAAACCAAATATCGCCGCTTCCGTCGCTTTGAACATGGTCGCGCTTGCTGCAATCGTTGAAGCGGGCGAAGGCGGAACATACGGCACCGAAGCCGACTTGCGCCCCCTTTCCGACGCGGGCTTTGTCGAAGTCAACCCCGACAACACCAACGAAGCGGGCGAATTTGCAGTTCGCGCAACGGCTGCGGGTATCGCCAAGGTTGCAGAAACCGCAGCCCCGGCCCCTGTTGCTTCGAAGTCGAACTTTGCAGTTGCCGACGTGCCCGCCGACATTATGACCGCCGCGAATGAAAAGCGCCGGGCAACACGCGGCGGCGGCGAAAAATACCCGTTCGACGCGCTTGAAGTCGGCAAAGGCTTCTTCGTTGAAGCGACGGCGAAAATGCCCGAACCTGCGAAGTCGCTTGCGTCAACCGTGTCTTCTGCAACTTCCCGTTATGCGGAAGAAACCGAAGAAACGAAAATGGTCAATGTGAAGACCTACCAAAAAGACGAAGACGGCAAGCGCGTTAAAGACGCCGAAGGCCATTTCGTTGTTGAAAGCGAAGAAGAAGTCGAAAAGCCTGTTATGGCGAATACGCGGGTCTTCAAGCTTGTTCCCGCCGAAAATGGCGCTTGGGTTGTTCGCACGGCGTAACGATCTTGCGGCGGGGCTTATTCCCACATTTGCCCCGCCCTATTAAGGAACAGTTCGGCCCCTGTCTTCATTGACCGGGGCCGTTACCTTTTTCAACCGTAGGTCGTTTTTCGCCGACGAATGGGTTTGACCGCCTGCCCCATTGTGCTAGGTAGAACAAAACGATAGAATGGGCAGAACCTTGGAAAAATCAGGTAAACCAATGACCGACGAAGAACGGCGCATGTTATACGAAACCGACGAAATGGTTCGCGAATTACATCAAGCGTTTATGAAGGTTCCCGCAGGATCAAAGACCGCCCTTATTCACGACCTTCGGGCCGTAAGCGACGCTTATCAAAAGGGGTCTTGGGGTATCCGCTTTATGCTTTGGCTATTGCCAACGCTAGGGGTCGTCGGTATGTATTGGGAAAACGTAATCAAATTTTTCAAGGGCTAAATGATGCCAAAGCTAAAAAAGATTGATCTGTTGCCCGTGTTGGCGATCTTGGCTTTCGCGCTTTGGTATGCCGTCCCTTCGTCGCTTTTTGTGCAACCTGTTTCATGGTCTTTGAACGGCACCGACGTTCGTTTTGTTCGCCTTACGCCTTACGGCGATGTAACAGCGAAATGGAAAACCGAAATATCGCTTATCAATCGTAACGGCTTCGAATGCTACGGCAACGGAACGGCGTTTTATCAAGTCGAACCGACGAATACGGTTACTTACGAAATCGGCGATTGGGCGTTGCGTTGTGTCAATGCTGGCCCGCCCTTCACAATTCGCCAAACATGGCAAGTCGTTTTGTTCGACCTTATTACACTTCGTTCGGTTGAAACGATAACCGTAATCGAAGGCACCGACCCGCGTATTCGCGAAGAAATCACGACAACCGAAAGCAACTAAGGAATTTTCGAAATGACCTTGAAACCATATCCGCACGTTTACCGGAATTACGGCGACGTTCCGCTTGCCGAATTTAAGGCACGTTGGCCCAACTTTTCGCCGCAGGAAATCGCCTGTCGCGGAACGGGCAAATGCGCGTTCAACTTTAGCGCAATGGACAAGCTGCAAAAGCTTCGCGATATTTTGGGTCGCCCCCTGATTATCAATTCGGCGTATCGTTCGCCCGAACACAATCGCAACGTCGGCGGGGCAACCCGGTCGCAGCACCTTGAAGCGAAAGCGTTCGACGTTCGCCAAGACAACCAAGAACCGAACGCCTTCTTGAAAGCTTCGAAAGAAGCGGGTTTTACGGGCTTCGGAACTTACCCGCGTTCGAACTTCATTCATTCGGATATTGGCCCGGCCCGTTCTTGGGGCACCCCGTTTCCGAAGACTGCGACGGCCCTTCCGGTCGAAACCGTTATGCAACCCGAAACGCTTTCCGAAGACAAGTCGGCGGTCGGTGCAATCGTTGGCGCAGGGGGCACGATAACAGCCGCAACGGGCGTTCTGTCGTCTTTGGGCGATCTTGACCCCATGCCCCAAACCCTAGCCGTTGGCGGCTTGATTGTGGGCTTGGCTGCGGTCGCCTATATCTTCCGCAAACGCATTAAGGCGCTTTCGTAATGCTTGGGTCGTTTTGGTATCTGGCAACCGCAATCGCCGCCGTAATGCTGTTGAAGTATTACGACAAAATCCCGGTTCTTTCCGCTTGGGTTTGGGCCGTTGTCGTTTGGCTTTGCTTTAACGTTCTTGTCGGCTTCTTGTTCTTCGGGGCATTCGCCAAACAACGCGCCGAAGACGATGTTTAGCAAGCTGCAACAATACGCCGCAATCGCCGGGGCTTTGGTCTTGGCGATTGTCGCAATCTTCTTCGGGGGCAAGCAAGTCGCCCGTAACGAAATCAAAGTCGAACGGGCCAAAGCAACCGCCCGCGCAATTCAAGAAAGGGCTGCAACAAATGAAGACGTTCGCCAAGAAACTGATTTGCTTGACCGCGCCCGTAATGTTGGCGTCGTGCGCAAACCCTGATTACTGCGCAGGTTGGGAACCGATCACGGTTGCCGACGAAACAGCCGTTTACCTTGACACCGCCGACCGCGAAGCCCTTGAAGGCATTGTTTCGCATTATGAACACGGTCAAGCCTTCAATTGTTGGTAGCATTCCCCGCAGCGTTCCCCTATATTTGGTAGCAACACCGAATTAAGGAACGCCCGCAATGTCTAACAGCCCCTTTCCCGAAGAAGAACTTGCCGACGCAAAGGTTGCGTTCGCGAAAGCATGGCTTGCCGAAATCAGGTCTTCGCCCTTCAAGCCCGACCCGTTCAAGGCTGTGCTTCGCCTATGGAACGAAGAAAACGGCAAGCTGCCCCGCGCATTGTGGGTTGCCCATTCTGGCAAATGGCACGACGACCCCGAAGTTCTTGACGCTATCGAAGAAATGCAAGACCAAGAACAAGAAGAAATCAAATCGGAAAAAGCCGCGAAGATTGCGTTTACAAAAAGCGACGAATTTAAAGAAACAATTCGTTACGAAATGATTGAAGCAATGCGGGCCGATATGAACAATAAACAGCTTGAACCCAAAGACCGCCAAGGCGCAAGCGACCGCCTGTCAAAGCTTATGGCGCTTGACGAAAAGCCGAACGCCGACGACAACACCGGGAAAATTCTTGGCGTAATTCAACACCGCCTTGAACCAATGAACCCCGACGAATTTAAGGTTTACGCCCGAACGCAACAAGCCGAACTTCAAGGCGAACTTATAGAATTGACGGCTTCCGATGTTCAACCTATCCACTAAAGACGTTTGGTCGCCAATCCCGAAGACTTCCCAAGAAGTCGCCATGTATTCCGAATGCGATCATACGCTATATACGGGAACGCGGGGGCCGGGTAAGACCGACGCCCAACTTATGAAATTCAAGAAAGGGGTCGGTCAAGGATACGGCCCGTTTTGGCGCGGAATTATTATCGACCGCGAATATAAAAACCTTGACGACCTTATATTGAAGTCGCGTCGTTGGTTCCCCGAATTTAACGACGGCGCGAAGTTCTTAGCTTCGACAAGCCAATTAAAATGGGTATGGCCGACAGGCGAAGAATTGTTGTTTCGTTCTGCAACCGACGAAAAAGATTATTGGGATTATCACGGGCACGAATACCCCTTTATCGGTTGGAACGAATTAACGAAGTATCCGACGCCCGACCTTTACGATATGTTTATGTCAACAAATCGAACGTCGTTCCGCCCCGAAGATTACCCCGTTTATATCAACGGGCCGATTTGGCGCGACTATGGGAAACAGGTTCAAATTCATGCCCGGCACAAAGACGCCGTGCCGATGTTGCTTCCCGAAGTAAAGTTGCAAGTGTTTAGCACAACCAACCCTTACGGCCCCGGTCACAATTGGGTTAAACGTCGCTTCATTGACCCCGCCCCGTATGGCGAAGTTGTCGAAACAACGATTGAAGTAATTGACCCGCGAACACGGTCGAAGCAAAACGTAACGAAAACGCAAATCGCAATCTTCGGTTCGTATATCGAAAACATTTATTTGACCGCCGATTATATCGCGACGTTGACACAAGAAAAAGATAAGAACCGTAAGAAAGCTTGGCTAACGGGTTCTTGGGATATTATCGCAGGCGGTGCCCTTGACGACGTTTGGCAAGGTTCGACGCACGTTATACCGCGCTTCGTCATTCCGCCTTCTTGGAAAGTCGATAGGGCTTACGACGACGGTTCGTCGCACCCGTTTTCGGTTGGTTGGTTCGCAGAAGCCGACGGAACCGAAGCCGAAGTATTGAACCCGGCAACGGGCGAATGGGAAATCTTTTGCCCTGCGCCGAAGTCGATTATTCAAATCTTCGAATGGTATGGTTCCGAACTTGACGAACAAACCGGGCAACCGTCAATCGGCACGAATAAGGGCTTGAAAATGTCGGCCCGTAATATCGCGAAAGGTATTGTCGAACGCGAAGTTTCAATGATGGTTAACGGGTGGATTTCGGAACAGCCGAAGCCCGGCCCCGCCGACAATCGTATTCGCCAAGTTATCGACAAAGAACTTTCGACAACCGAAGACATTATGAAGGCGGAAGGCGTCAAATGGGAAAGTTCGGATAAAAGCCCCGGTTCGCGTATTGTGGGCTTGCAACTATTGCGCGACCGCTTGTCGGCTGCAACCGAAGGAAACGAAAACGCCGGGTTCTATGTAATGGAAAATTGCCGCGCAACCATTGGCTTGTTGCCTGTTCTGCCCCGCGACAGTAAGAAGATTGACGACGTTGACACAAACGCCGAAGATCACCCTTACGATATGGTTCGTTATCGTGTATTGAAGGGGTCAAACCGCTTGGCTTCAAAAGTCAAAATGACATTGCCCACATAAGGAAACGACACAATGGCCCTTGCCGTGACAGCCCAAACCCCGAACGTTTCGTTTGTTCACCCTTCGCTTGCCGCGCTTATGCCGCAATACACGCTTATTCGTGACGCAATCGCAGGCGAAACAGCCGTTAAAAATGCGAAAACGACTTACCTTCCGATGCCCGACAAGCTTGACAAAAGCGACGAAAATAAAGCGCGTTACGCCGATTACTTGGCCCGCGCCGTTTATTACAATGTTTCGCGTCGAACCCTTGGCGGCTTGGTTGGGCAGGTTTTCACGAAAGACCCAATCTTTAAACTTCCCCCGCAATTGGCGGTTCTGGAAAAGAACGTTTCGGGTTCGGGCGTTACGCTTAAACAACAATCGAAGAAGGCGTTGAATTACACGCTTGCCTTTAGTCGTTGCGGCTTACACGTCGATTACCCGAAGACAACCAAAGACGGCGACGACGAAGACAGCGAAGGCGTTGTTACCGTTGCCGACATTGCGTCGAACCGGGTTCGCCCGACAATCAACCTTTATTCCCCGCTTGAAATTATCAATTGGCGAATGACCGAAGACGGCGCAGAAGAAAAGCTTTCGTTGATTGTTCTTCTTGAAAGCTTCGTTGCATCCGACGACGGTTTTGAAATCAAGAACGCCGCGCAATTCCGCGTTCTTCGTTTGGAAAATGGCGTTTACACCCAAGAAATTTGGCGCGAACCGCAACCAACGAATTTCAACGGCGAAAAGATACCGAAGGGTAAGAACTTCGCACGACACGAAAAGTTTACGCCACGCGGCCCCGACGGCAAGCCGCTTGATTATATCCCGTTTATGTTTATCGGTTCCGACAACAACGACCCGTCGCCCGACAACCCGAACTTTTACGACCTTGCGTCGTTGAACTTGGCGCATTACCGCAATTCCGCCGATTACGAAGACAGTTGTTTTATTGTCGGGCAACCGACCCCCGTTGTTTCCGGTCTAACCGAAGATTGGTTGAAAGACGTAATGGGGGGCGTCGTCAAGTTTGGTTCGCGGGGCGGCATTCCGCTTCCCGCAGGGGCCAAAGCCGAACTTCTTCAAGCTTCCGAAAATACCATGATTAAAGAAGCAATGGAAACCAAAGAAAAGCAAATGGTCGCCCTTGGCGCAAAGCTTGTCGAAGGTAAGCCCGTTCAAAAGACAGCGACCGAAGCCAAGCAAGACAAGGCGTCGGAAGTGTCGTCGTTGTCTTCTGCAACCTTGAACGTTCAAGACGCTTACGTTTGGGCGATTGGCGTTGCGGCGATGTTTACGGGAAGCGAAGCCGCCGACGATTGCATTACGTTGAACACCGATTTCGACATTATGAACATGTCGCCCGAAGAACGCCGCCAAACAATCGAAGAATGGCAAAAAGGCGCGATTACGTTCGAAGAAATGCGAACCGTTCTTCGCAAGTCGGGCACCGCTACGGAAGACGACAAGGCGGCGAAGAACTCTATTGCGGAAGACAGCGCAGAAGCGTTGCGCCTAGCCGCCGAAGCAATGGGCGACGGAATGGACGAAAACGGCAACCCGCTTCCGAAGAAGAAAGACGAAAACGGGGGCGGTTCAAATGACGATGCAAAATAATCGCCGCTTATTCGACATAACGACCCGGCACCAAATTTACGTTGAAGGCGCAAAGAATGGAATGTTTCTTGACCTTCAACGGGTTCTTGCCGAATTGTCGAAGGAACTTCAAAACCTTTTCGCCCGGTTGAAATACCGCAGCCTTGACCAAATGAACAAGACGCAATTAAACGTTCTTCTTGTCAAGCTGCGCCGTGTTCAAAACCGTATTTACGGAAGTTACGCCGGGGCATTGGTTGACCAAATCGAAGCGTTTATGAACGTCGAACTTCGGTTGTCGCGTCGAATGTTCGGGTCGTTCTTTGGCCCGCCAACCGTTGACCGTCGCGGCATTCTATCCGATACCGACGCTTCGGATTACATGGCAACGTTTATCGAATTGAACAAAACAAAGCCGCTTTTCGGGGTCGCAGCGATCACGGGGCCGGGGGCTGCATTGTGGGCACGATTGAAGAACCTTCCCATTCCTGCGAACGGCGTTCTTCTTGTCAACTTCGTCAAAGCCTTTACCAATTCGGCGCAAGGCCAAATCGAACGCATTGTTCGCCAAGCTTGGGCCAACGGCTTAACCGTCGAAGAACTTGTTGCCGTTATCACGGGAACCCCCGGCGCAGTCTTGGGCGGCATTTCGCAAGGTTCTTCTTCGCAGGTTGACCGCATTAAAAACCAAGGGCGGGCCGTAATTGATACCGTCGCGCAATTTGTTTCTTCTGCGGTAACGGCGGGCGTTGCTTCGGCGTTCTTTGCTTCGTTTATGTGGAACAGCGTAATCGACAGCGGAACGACCGACATTTGCATAAGCCGCGACGGAAAGGTTTTCGAATTTGCAACCGGGCCAAGACCCCCGGCGCATATGCGTTGCCGTTCCCACATTACGCCGTTGACGACAGGTGCCCCATTTGTTGCGGGGTCGTTGGCTTCTTGGCTTGCGGATCAACCCGAAGACGTGCAAAAGGATATGAACGGGGGCGTCGTGTCGCCGTTGACAATGAACCAATACGAAAGCAAACTTGCGCTTATCTTAACCCGCTAAACAGTGTTTAGCCCTTCAATGGAAAGTTTCCAAAATGGCCCTTAAAAATAAAATTGACAAAGCCGCGTTCGACAAATTGCCCGACGTTCTGAAATCCGAATATATCGAAGACGGCGACGGATACCGCCTTGACGTTGACGGCGCAGAAGATACGGGCGCTTTGAAGCGGGCCAAAGACCGCGAAGCGCAATTGCGCAAAGATGCCGAAACGCAACTTCGCGAAGCGCAAGCCAAGCTTGACGAATTGGGCACCGACGACGCCCGTAAGAAAGGCGACATTGCAACGCTTGAAGCGTCTTGGAAAGGCAAGCTTGACGAAGAACAGGCGGGCCGCAAAGCCGACGTTGACAAGTATCAAGGCGCGTTCCGCAAGACCCTTATCGACAACCAAGCGTCGGCAATGGCAACCAAGATTTCGAAGGTTCCCGCCCTTCTTTCCCGTGTTATCAAAGACCGTTTGACGGTTGACTTTGAAGGCGACGAACCCGTTACCCGTGTTCTTTCCGCCGACGGCAAAGTTTCGGCAATGACCCTTGAAGATTTGCAAAAAGAAGTTGTTGCAAATCCCGAATACGCTGATATTATTATCGCGTCAAAGGCTTCCGGCGGTGCCGGGAAGACCAAGCAAGGCGGCGGTGCCCCTACCAATCCCAACCCGAACGAAAAACCCGTTGACTTTTCAACCATGAAGCCCGCAGAACTTGCGGCGCATATCACGGCGAAAAAAGCGGCGGAAACAGAAACCGAATAAAGGGGAAGCCAAATGGCCCTATCTGATCTTCAAGTGTATTCCGAATACGCTTACACTTCGTTTACCGAAGTTCTTCAACAACAAGTCGATTTGTTCAACGCTGCAACGGGCGGCGCTTTGCGCCTGTCTTCCGCCGCGCATCAAGGCGACTTTTCCCAAGAAGCCTTTTTCGCAAAGATTGCGGGCGGTGCAATCCGTCGTCGTAACGCTTACGGTTCGGGCGCGGTTACGCCGAAAAGCTTGACCCAAAAAGAAGACGTATCCGTTAAAGTCGCAACGGGAACGCCGCCTATTCGTATCGACAAAGGCCAGTTCAATTGGATACAGATGAACCCCGAAGTCGCGGGCGCTGTTCTTGGTCAACAAATCGCCGTCGATAGCATGGCCGATATGTTGAACACGTCTTTGGGCGTTGCCTATTCCGCGCTTGCGGGCGAAAGCGACGTTGTTCTTGACGTATCCGCCGACGGCAACACGGCCAAAGCGAACCGCGTTACTTGGGGCAACTTGAACCGGGCGCAAGCTTTGTTCGGCGACCGTTCTTCGCGTATCGGTGTTTGGCTTATGCATTCGACGCCGATGCATTCGCTTTACGGCGACAACCTGACAAACGGCGAACGCCTGTTTACTTACGGTTCCGTCAACGTAATGCGCGACCCCTTCGGGAAGTTGCTTGTTATGACCGACAGCCCGCAACTTGTCACGACCGGAACGAACGACAAGTTTCATATCTTGGGCTTGACCGAAGGTGCCGTAAGCGTTGACCAGAACAACGACTTCGACGCCGCCGAAGAAGTCATTACGGGCGACGAAAACTTGAAGCGCCAATACCAAGCCGAATGGTCGTATAATATCGGCGTCAAAGGCTTCGCATGGGATAAAGCGACGGGCGGCAAATCGCCAAACGACGCGGCGTTGTTTACTTCGGCGAATTGGGACAAATACGCCGACGACAGCAAAGACCTTGCGGGCGTCGTGTTGACAGCCCTTGCCGCCGACGCGGCATAAGCGAACAAGCCGGGGCGTTAATAGCGCCCCGGTTTCCCGTAACTTTCAAAGAAAGCTTGACAAATGAAAGCCTTGAAAATCCTTTTCTTCGTTAACGGCGCAGCCCCTAGCGCGGCCCAATACGAAGAAGCAAACTTGTTGAACGGAAATGTTTGTTTCCGCAACGCTTCCGTTATTACCGCCGAAGCATCCCTTGAAGATTGCGACGGCGTAGCGGGCGACGTGCCCCCGGTCTATAAGGCCAAGTTCCCAAGCGCAGAAGACGCCCTTGAAGCGCGTTCCGAAAAGCTTAAAGCCCTGTCGAAGAAGGTTGGCGACGAACCCGCCCCAACCAAGGGCAAGACGGCTGCGCCTGCGACCCCTGCGGCCCCTACCCCTGCCCCGGCCAAGCCTGCGGCCCCTGCGGCTGCGCCTGCGAAGGCTGCGACCGCCAAGGCACCCGGTTGGACCCCCAACAAGTAACCCCCTAGCCCTGCCCCCCGCTTATTGTGGGCAGGGCAACACCTTGAAAGGTTCGAACCAATGTCGAAACGCATTATTTACTTTACCGCCGCGAACGTCGCAACTTCCGCCGAACTTCTTGATATTGCCGAACTTGAAGGCATTGTTGCACCGCAGTTCGAATTGACCGTTTACAACGGCGCAGCTTCCCCGAATTACGGCGCAGGGATTGCCGATGCCGATTACGTCGCGGGCACGGTTCCCGACGCATACGACACGCCCGAAACTTACCCCGTGTTTGACGCCGACGCCCCGCCGTTTGTTCTTCCCGCCGCGCAAGCGATCATTGCCGACGAAGACGTAATCGACATTGGGGGCACGACTTACACGTTTACCGTTGTTGATAACGTCGTAACCGCAATCGTTGTCGCGTAAGGAATAAAGCAAATGCCGATTACCATAACAGTTGAAGACGGAACAGGCGTCGCGAATGCGAACGCTTATTCGACGGTCGCCGATGTTCGCGATTACGCGCTTAATCGGGGCGTCGTTCTATCCGACGACGACGACAAGGTTTCGGCGCAGCTTATCAATGCGTTCGATTATATCGAAACGAAGGAATGCGAATTTCAAGGCAACCGCGTCTTTGAAAACAGCGCATTCCCCCGCGAAGGTGTAATCGTTAACGGCGTCACAATTGCCGCCGACGCAATCCCGAAACTGTTGATTGCAGCAAGCGGGCAACTTGTTGTCGCGCAATCGAACGGCATTGACATTACGCCGAACTTCGTTGCCGCCGATTATGTGACCGAAGAAAAGGTCGGCCCGCTTACGACGAAATTCGCCGACCCTACCGTTGTCGGAATGGCCCCGAAGCTTGGCGCAGTTGACGCCGCCCTTGCCCCGTTGTTTGGCGTTTGCGCGTCGGTCGGGCTTGGGCTTAGAACGGTTCGGGTTTAACATGGCGGGTTTTGAACGGCAAATCGCTTCCGCGAAACGGCTAATCGGCAAGAACGGTCAAGCCGTTCTTTGGCGTATCCGCAGCGAAGGAACGACCGACGGGGCAGAAGTCGAAGGCGCGACGAAATGGCGACCAAAGGCAACAGCGCCTTCGACACCCGACGACCGGGCCGTTACAATCGTTTTCTTTCCGATCACGCAACAGAAATACGAAAGCCTTCGCAGTCGGGGCATTGAAGTTTCGACCGGGGCACAAATGGGCTTTATGCCCGCCGTTGACTTCGAACCGTCGCAGAAAGACGCCGTTATGCGAAACGACGTTTTAATGCCAATTGAAACAATCGACGTTCTTGCACCGAATGGCGACCCCATTCTTTACGAAATTGTTTTCAAATCCGCAGTTGTAACAGGGGGCTAAAATGGTCGATTTCGTTTCCGCACGTTCCGCCCTTTGCGCCCATGTTGACGAAGCTTGGCAAGCCGGGGCCGTTGGTATTGTGGGCTATATTCCCGAATTGCGCTTTCCCCGTATCGTTTACAAAGAACCCGTAAACCCGTCGGTTCATTGGGGGCAAGTTTCAATTCAAAGCGTTATGTCGTCGCAAACCGCATTCGGAAGCGGAAACAAACAACGTCGTTACACCGAAGACGGGCTTATTTTTATTCAATTGTTTGCCCCAAAATCCGAAATCGAAGGGGCGGAACAACAAGACCAACTTGCCCACATTATGCGGGCGGCGTTTCGGGGGCGATCTGTTCCCGGTAAGATTTGGTTTCGGAATGCCCGCATAAACGATCTTGACCCCGAAGACGAAATGTTACGCTTGAACGTCGTCGCCGAATACGAATATAACGAAATCACCCAACCTTGAAAGGGGCACCCAATGCCGCCAATTTGTGAACAGAACAGCCGCGACAGCAACGAAGTTGAATTGTCGTTCGCCGAAGAAGAATGCCTTCGCCAATTGCCCGAAGCTGTTGACGCTATCGCGGCGACGGGCACCGTTACCATTTCAACGACCCCCGTTGTTGCCGTTGCTGCAACCGGGTCTTTGACGATTGCCGTTAACCCAACCGCAGGCGATACCGTCGGCGTTGACGGCACGACAATTACGTTCCGCGCTTCGGGCGCAGTCGGAAACGAAGTCAATATCGGCGTTTCGACAACCGCAACCGCGACGGCCCTTGCGTCGTTCATCAACGGTTTGCCCGACGTAAACGCGACCGCTTCTTCGGGGGTCGTCAATATCGTTGCCGCAGTTGCGGGCACGGCTGGCAACAGTATCGCGCTTGCGAACCCTTCAAACGGAACTTCGGTTACACGTTCGGGCGCTTCCCTGTCGGGCGGCGTTGCAGCGCATACCGTTACAATTGACGGCAATTCGTTTGAATACGTCGCGTCGGCACCGGGCGCGGGTCAAATCACGGCGGGCGCTTCGACAACAACCGCAGCAACCGCGTTGAAAAATGCGATTGACGCGCTTGACGGCTTTTCGGCTGTTTCCGCGCTTGGCGTTGTTACCATTACCGCCGAAGAAGCGGGCGAAGACGGCAACTTGATTACGTTGACCAAAACAGGCGCGAACATTGCGGTTTCGGCTGCAACGCTTGAAGGCGGTGTTGAAGGAACGCCGGGGGCACAATGGTTCAAGACCGAACCGAATAGCTTCGGCGACTTTGGTTCCGAACTTACGAAAGCCGTTCGTTCGTTTATCAACCCTTCGCGCCAACGCAAAAAGGGTCGCACGGTTGGCGAAGAAGCTTCGGGCGGTTACAACACCGACTTTACGAAATCTTCAATCAACCGCATTTTGCAAGGCTTCTTGTTTGCCGACGCCCGCGAATTGCCCACAACGAAAAGCCTTGTTCGCCCTGCGGGCATTGACCGGGTTCAAAACGTTACGAACGCCGCAGGCTACCAAATCAAAACCGACGCGGCTTTCGCTGCGGGTCAACTTGTGTTTGCATCCGGTTTTGACAGCGCAACGAACAACGGCTTGAAGGTTGTTACCGCAGTCGGCGCGACGACTTACGATAAGCTTCTTGCGGTAACGCCTGCGCTTGTTGACGAAGCGGGCGGGTTGAACAAACACGTCGAAGGCTGCGGATACCAGTTCGCAAGCGCCGACGTTTCGATTGCAGTTGTCGGGGAAATCCCGTCGCTGATTTCGTCGGTCGTTGACTTTACAACGTTGCCGAACTTCATTCCCGGCGCTTGGCTGTTTATCGGGGGCGACGACGTAGCGACAAACGCTTTCGCGAATAATCAGGGTTACGCCCGTATCAAATCCGTTGCAGCGAACGCCGTTGTCTTTGACGACGTAACGTTTGCCCCTGTTACGGAAGCTGGCACCGGGAAAACAATTCGCGTCTTTATCGGCCCGATTATTCGGAACGAAAAAGCGGCAAACCTTATCAAGCTTCGTTCGTATCAACTTGAACGAACACTTGGGCAGGGCGAAACGTCGGCGCAAGCGGAATACCTTGAAGGCGCAATCGCAAACGAATTTTCAATGGAATTTCCCGGCGAAGAAAAGATTGCCGCCGATATGACCTTCGTTGCAACGCAACGCAATTTCCGCACGGGCGAACCGGGCGACGAATTGAAAGACGGTCAACGTTACGAAGCCGACGGCGAAGAAGTCTATAACACGACTTCCGACCTTTACCGTATGCGCGTTGCGATCAACGACACGGCTTCCGCAAGCTTGCTGCCCCTTGTGGGCTATGTATCCGAAGGGTCGATTACCCTTGCAAACAACGCTTCGCCGAACAAGGCGTTGTCGGTTCTTGGGGCGCTTGATTTCCAATTCGGCGATATGGAAATCGGCGGTTCGTTGACGGCTTACTTTAGCAACGTTTCGGCCCCGCGTCGGATCAAAGACGACACCGATTGCAGCTTCAACGTTATCGGCGGTTATGACAACGCGGGCTTTGTTTTCGATATGCCTTTGTTGACGCTTTCGGGCGGCGGGTTGACCGTTGAAAAAGACGCGGCGATTATGCTTCCGATTGAAAACATGGCGGTCGAAAGCGCGGCGGGCTATACGTTGCTTTATCAGTTCTTCCCGTATCTTCCCGACGCGGGTATGCCTGATTAAGCCTTGCCGTTCGCTTGGCGATTGATTACGATACGGGGGCGGGTAATTCTGCCCCCTTTTCTATTCCAAACGAAGGAAATATCGCAATGTCACTTTTTGACCAGTTCGAAACCGACAACACAAAAGAAACCGAAGGCGTCGAAGTTGTTTACGCCCCGAACAAAGACGGCACCGTTCCGACGTTTACGCTTTCCCGCATGGGCAAATCGAACAAGAAGTATTCAAAACTTCTTGACAAGTCTTCGAAGCCTTACGCCCGCCAATTGCAGCTTGGCACCCTTGCCGAAGAAACCGCCGAAACTTTGTTTATGACTGTCTTTGCGAAGACGGTTTTGAAGGGTTGGGCGAACGTTCGCGGCAAAGACGGCAAAGACTTGGCGTTTACGGTTGAAAACGTAATCATGGTAATGAAGGCGCTTCCCGACCTTTACGACGATCTTCAAGACAAAGCCCGGTCGGCTGCGCTGTTCCGCGAAGAAACGAACGAAGAAGACGCGGGAAACTAAAAGAAGTTTTGGCGTATTTGTTCGACCTTGCCCCGGTTCAACAAAGCGTCGCAAAGCAAATGTTACGCGACGGCGTTGAACCGCCCGACAGTTTCAAGAATGCGCCAGAACTTCGCCCCGGTTTGCAACTCTATATCGAAGCCTTTTTCGAACTAGATAGCGAACGAACGCACGGGGAAACGCTAAACCCGATACCGTCTTCGCAAATAAGACTATACGCCCGCGATTATGAACTTGACGAAGAACAAGCCGAAGATTTGCTTTACTTCATTCGCATAATGGACGGCGAACACTTGAAGCGGTTAGGAACGAAACTAAAGTCGAAAGCGAAACATGGCCCGCAATCTAAACGCCCTAGCCGCCCGCCTAGAAAAAGCCGCCGATAGTATCGGGGAACAGGCGAACGGCATTAAGAAGAAGGCGGCGACCGTCATTGTTCGCGATCTTGTAAGCGTTACCCCTGTCGATACGTCGCGGGCTTTGTCGAATTGGCTCGCTACATTAAACACCCCGGCGAACAATAGCGTTCTTGCCCATTCGCCGGGGCTTCGCGGAAATACACGCGGAACAAGCATGTCAACCGCATTGTCGAACGCAATCGCAATCATAAGCCGGGCGAAACCCGGTCAACCGATCTTCTTGACGAATAACCTTCGTTATATACGCGCCCTTAACGACGGGCATTCGAAACAGGCACCCGCAGGCTTTGTTGAACGCGCCGAACTATTGGGCGGCAAGACAGTTCGCGAAGCAAAGATTAAGGTTTAGGCAAATGTCAGACGCCCCTATTATTGTCGAAGTCACCGATAAAGTTTCCCCGAATGTTTCGCGGAAGCTTAAAGCAATGGCGACCGACGCCCGTTCGGCCCAAACCCAAGTTGACAAGTTGAAAGCGTCGCTTGCGGCAATTACAACGTCGAACCCGCTTGCCCGTTTACAAGCGCAATTGAAAAACGTCAATACCGAAACAATGAAAGCCGCGCAATCGTCGCAACGGCTGGCAACGGAACAAGCGCGAACGGCGACACAATCCGCCCGCCTTGCGACCGAAAACCAACGAACCGCAGCCGCAGCGCAGCGCGTAGCGGTCGAAGAAGCGCGGGCCGCAACAGCGCAGGGCCGGGCCGCAACGACAGCCGCCCAAGCCGCGACAGCTTCGCAACGGTTGGCGACAGAACAGCAACGAACCGCCGCAGCCGCAGCCAACGCCGCCAACGCCCAAGCAAGGGCCGCAGCCGCAACAGCCCGGCTTGAAGCCGCCCAAACACGGGCAGAAGCGCGAACGCGATCTTACACGCGGGCAACCAATGGCCTTCGAACCGCCTTGGCCTTTGGCGGGGTCACGTTGACCGCAGGTGCCATTGTGGGCATGGCCGACGGTTACACGGTTCTTCAAAACAAATTGCAAGTCGTCGCGACTTCGCAAGCGCAGGTTAACGAACTAACTTCCGAAATGTATGATCTTGCAAACCGGACCCGTTCCGACGTGCAAGCGACAACGCAAGCGTTCGTTCGTTTTGACCGCGCAATGATGGGGCTAGGGCGTTCGCAAGACGACACCGTTCGTTTGACCGAAACCATTAACAAAGCCCTAATCGTATCGGGCGCAACAGCCCAAGAAGCGCAATCGTCGCTTTTGCAGTTGTCGCAAGCCTTCAACGCGGGCCGACTTTCGGGCGACGAATTTCGTTCCGTTTCCGAAAACATGCCCGTCGTTCTTGACGCCTTGGCGCAGTCAATGGGGGTTCCCGTCGGGGCGCTTAAAGAATTGGGCGCAGAAGGCAAAATTACCGCCGAAGAAATGATTAAGGCGCTTGACCTTATTCAAAACAAAGTTGACCAAGATTTCGCAAATACAATCCCCACAATTGCGCAGGCGTTTACCGTTCTTCGAAACAGCGCGTCGCAGTTCTTCGGCGAATTGAATAACAGCGTCGGGGCAACGAATGCCATTGCGCGGGCAATCCTGTTCCTTGCCGACAATATCGGGCGAATTGCGACGTATGCCGCGACGGCTGCGGTTATCTTTGCCGGGGCTTACGTTTACGGGCTTGTCGCGGCTGCGGTCGCAACCGGGGGCTTGTCGGCTGCGCTTGTCTTGCTTCGCGGTGCCCTGATTAAAACAGGTATCGGGGCGCTTGTCGTTCTTGCGGGCGAATTGGTTTACCGCTTCGCCGAAGTGTCGAAAGAAGTCGGCGGCGTCGGGGTTATGTTCGGTATCATGGCCGACGCGGGCCGGGCGGGCTTTGAATGGGTCGCGGCGGGCGCTTACGCTATGGGCGACGCATTGGCGGGCATTGGTCTTACAATCGCCGCGACATTCGCCGGGGTTTGGGCGTCTATCCTGTCGGGCTTTGCTGCAATGATGCAAGCAATACAAGGCGGAATTAACACAATGGTCGGGGCGCTTAACGAAGCCTTTACGTTTAGCGTTACGAACCCGTTTACCGGGGAAGTTATGGCCCAAATGAACGGGCTTGGTATCGCAACGACGAACTTCGCCGACAGTTACGTTGCCGCAGCCGAAACCGCAGCGACGGGCGCGGAAGATTTGTCGAACCGGGCGAACGCCGCATTCGGAAGCATGGGCGACCGCTTTGCCGATCTTCAAAACCCCGTTACGGTCTTTCAAGAAGGTATGGCCGGGGCACGGGCCGAAGTCGAAGCGACCAACCGGGCGGCGGGCGATCTTGAAAGCACCTTGCGCGGCGCAGGCGAACCAACGGCACCGGGCGGCGCAGGCGCAGGCGGCGGCGGCGGCGGCGGGGGCAAAGGCAAGGGAAGCGGCGGGGCAACCGAAAGCTTGCAAAAGTATCTTGACGAAATGGACCGCGAACTTGAACTTCTGAAATTGCTTCCGAAAGAACGCGAAATCGAAGCGGCGGTAATGGAAAAGGTTAACAAGCTTCGCGAAAAAGGCATTCCCGTTTCGCAACAAGAAATCGACTTGCTTCGCGCAAAAACCGAAGCCCTTCGGGAAGCGAACGCCGTTGCCGAACAAGAAGCTTCGCTTATGGATGCAACCGTTTACAAGCGCGAAACATACATTCAACAGTTGAAGGCAATTGGCAATCTTCTTGCGAACCCCGAAAGCGGGTTTACGAACGCCGACGCGCTTAACCAATTGGCGCAAACGGAAGTCGGCGCATACCTTGAACACTTGCCCGAAATGGTAAACGCCCGCGTTGAACAGTTTTCATATATGTATGAACAAGTTGATATGTTGCGGCAACAAGACCTTATTTCGGAACAATCGGCGTCGGCTGCTAAAATGCAAATTTGGGCCGCAGAACAGAAAGCGAAGACACAAGTATTTTCCGATTTCTTCGGCGGCATTGCTGCGCTTGCTTCTTCCGAAAACGAAAAAATGGCGCGTATCGGCAAAGCCGCCGCGATTACGCAAACCATTATTCAAACGTATCAGTCGGCAACGTCGGCTTATGCGTCAATGGCTGCAATTCCGGTCGTCGGCCCCGCCTTGGGCGTCGCTGCGGCTGCGGCTGCGGTCGCTGCGGGCATGGCGAACGTTGCGGCTATCCGGTCGCAGGGAACAGCCGTGCCGGGCTACCGCGACGGGGGCTATACGGGCGATCTTCCGCGCAACGCCATTGCGGGGCAGGTTCACGGGCGCGAATACGTTATGGACGCCGCCACAACAAGCCGTATCGGGGTTGAAGACCTTAACGCCCTGCGCAGGGGCGCGGCGACCGTGCAACGCCCCGACAGCGACGCCGCAGGGGCAGGGCAACGGGTATCGACCAACGAAGCCCCCGCAGCACCGGGGCAAGCCGCAGGGGCGCAGGTTAACGCCCGTATCGTCAACGTTATGGACCCCGCTTTGATTGGCGACTACATGGCAACCCCCGAAGGCGAAACGGTTGTTCTTAATGTAATTCGGCGCAATTCCGATCAATTGAAACAGGTTGTTCAAAATGGTTAAGCTTTCTTTCGCAGGTTTTGAAAACCATTCGTTCGTTCCATACCCGCCATTTGTTACGGGGAAAGAAACGCTTGAATTTTTGACCGATGTTGTTTTGACGCATAACGGCGCAGAAGACCGAACAAGGAACCGGGTTGTCGCACGGCAAAACGTTTCCTATTCCATTTCAACCGACTTGCTTAATCGGCAAAGCCCTTTCAATCTTTCGCTTCAAAACATTCGCGGCCCTTGGGCGGTTCCGCTTTGGGGCGAAGCGCAGATTGTGGGCACCGTAACCGGAACAAGCGTCGCAGTCGATACCGACAATTCGTCGTTCGAAACGGGCAACCTTGCGCTTGTTTTTCAAAATAATAAAGATTGGCAAGTTGTGCAAATCTTGTCGATTAACAATAACCAACTTGTCGTTACGCCGTCGATTACAACGAAGCGAAACGCGGCGGTTGTCCCTATTTCGTCGGGTATTGTTCGCGGCGATATTTCGAACGACGCAAGCGGTTATCAATCGACATACGGTTTCCTTTATAGCGTAATCGACCCGAAGCCTTACCCGACAAATATTGCGGTTCTTTTTGCGCTTGACGTTTCGGGGTCAATGGCGGGCGACAAGATTGAAAGGGCAAAGGCGGAAATTTACGACGTAATTGAAGCGTTAAAAGGCGCGGCTGTTAATTCAAACGTTGTTGTTGATTTGGGTATAACGCTTTGGTCAACGTCTTACGATAACGAATATTGGCCCAACGCAACACCCGACGACTTTGACGAAGCCCTTGCCAAGATTGCGGCGGCGGTTGTAACAGGTGGAACGGCCCCCGTTGGGGCATTCGCGGCGGCTAATGATTTCTTCGGAACAGTTGCCCCAAGCAACGGCGACCGCGACAATTTGTTTTTCTTTATTACCGACGCCGGGGCAAGCAATAACGACGCGGTTGCAATTGCGGGCGATATGATTGACAGAACGGGGCAATTCGCTGCGCCGAAAGACGTTGATATTTACGCAATCAATATCGACTTCGCAGGGACAACCGAAGCCGAAAAAATCGACAATACCCCCGACGAACCAATTATTAACGTTACCGCCGAAAACCCGACGGCGATGTTCGACCTATTTATTCGGGTAATCGAACCGATTATCGGGAAGCAACATAAGGGTTACGAAGTTATAACCGCAATGCCTATCGGTTCGCGTTCGCTTTCGAAGAAGATTAACAAAATTGAAGATACCGTTGATTTCGACCTTGGGCGTTTTGAAACGTTGTCGCCTTGGGAAAAAGCCCGCGTAAATTCAAATCATGGTTTCTTCGTTGACGGTCTTGACGGGCTGCGGTCGTTCAAGCGGTTCGTTTATCGCCGGGCGGGAAAGCATGGGTCTTTCTATCTGCCCACATTTGAACACGACTTGCGCTTTACCTCAATTGAAAGCGACGGTCTTTCGGGCTTTGTCAACGACGACGACTTTGCAGCTTACAACGAAGACCGAACGCAACTTGCAATTCGCTTCGTTGACGACACTTGGCAAACCGTAACGATTACCGCCGTAACCCCCGTTGGCCTTGGGGGCTTCAAGCTTGATTTCGAAGACCCCGTTGAACAGGGCTTGAATTTCATTGAACGGGTTTGTTATATGGGGAAAGCACGGTTTGACACCGACCGCATTGAAATAAGCTTTGTTGGCGACAATTGCGCCGAAACAAGCGTTAACTTTTTGGAATTGAGCGAATGACCGCAGTTCAAGAACTTTACCGTTTTGTCGAAGGCAACAGCGACTTTATTTATACGGTAACAAGCGCCGACGTTGAAGTTGAATATAACGGCGAAACGTATGTTCCCGTTGCCCTTGGTCGCGACGAAGTTGAAAGCAAAGGCGAAATGTCGAAGGAAAACTTGAAAGTTTCCTTTTCACTCGCAAACGCGATTGCCCGTAAATGGTTCGTTTCTTCGCTTGATTTCCCGCTTACCCTGACAATCTTTAGCAAAGAAGAAGATATAATTGAAACCGAATGGAAAGGTCGCCTTACTTCGGTATCGCCTGACAAAGCCGACATTTCGTTTACGTTCGAAAGCGTCTTTACGTCAATGCGTCGAATGGGGCTTCGTCAACGCTATCAAGTAACCTGCCCCCATGCTCTTTATGGGAAGGGTTGCAAGCTTGAAAAAGACGACTTCGAATATTCGGTTAGCATTACCGACGTAACGAATACGACGATAACAATACCGGAAGCCGCTTCGTTTCCCGCAGGCTTTTTAAAGTCGGGTATCTTCGAAGACAACGCCGGGAACCTGCGGTTTATCACGTCGCACGACGGGGCCGAAATAAAGCTAATTCGCCCAATGAACCCCCTTATTGAATACGTCGCAATAAACGGTTACGGGGGTCTTGTTGGTCGCGTCTTCCCCGGCTGCGACCGAACGACGAACCATTGCAAAAACCGCTTTGACAATCTTGACAATTACGGCGGCTTCCCATTCATCCCCGGCAAGAACCCGTTCGGCGGTTCTTCAATCGTATAAAGGAAACGTTATGTTTTGGTTTGCCGTCGCTTTTCTTGTCGTCTTCGCCGTTGCTTACGCGACGATGCCCAAGCCGACAGGCGCAGCCCTTGGAACAGTTGAAACGCCAACCGCAGAAGAAGGCCGGGCAATTCCTGTCTTGTTCGGAACCCGCGAAATTTCGTCGGTTAACGTTGTTTGGTATGGCGATGTTGGTTCGGTTGCTGTTAAGAAGAAAGGCGGCAAGAAATGACCGCGAAACAGATTATAATTCGTATGCCTGATATTCGCAGGGCGCTTATGTGTGGTCGGGGAACGCAAGGTTGGTTCAAACTTCGCGGTCTTGATTACGACAAGTTTATTCGCGAAGGCTACCCAATCGAAGAACTTGAAGCCCTTAATTGCGATATGGCCCGCCAAGTTTGCACCGCAGCCCGTAAGCATTACGAAACCGAAGGAAACTAAGCAATGGGCGGAAGCAAGAAACAAACGGTCGGTTATAAGTATTATGCGGGAATGCATATGGTTCTTTGTCACGGCCCGATTGACAACATAAGCCGAATTACGGTTGACGAAAAGACATTGTGGGCAGGCACAAACACGGGCGGTCAAATTACCGTAAGCGAAGAAAGCTTGTTCGGGGGCGATAGTCGCGAAGGCGGGATTTCGGGAACGCTTGACTTTATGACCGGGCACGGGGCGCAAACGCAAAACGATTACTTGGCTTCAAAATTGGGGTCGCTTGTTCCGTCGTTTCGCGGCGTCGTTTCGGTCGTTCTTCGACATATGTATTTGTCAATGAACCCATATTTAAAAACATGGGCTTTCCGCGTTCAACGTATTCATACGCAACAAGACGGTTCGCCGCAATGGCAAGACGATTACGCCCAAATCGACGTTACGGTTTACGACGACGAAGGGGAAGAAAGCACCGCCGCCGCAATGAACCCTGCCCACATTATACGGGAATGCCTAACTAATGAACTTTGGGGCATGGGATACGCCGAAGCCGATGTTGACGAAGCGACGTTTCTTTCGGCTGCGATTACGTTCTATAACGAAAAAATGGGCATGGCCCTTCTTTGGGATACGCAAACAAGTATCGAAGAATTTGTAAAGATTGTGTTGCAGCACGTTGACGCTTCCCTTTACGTTGACCGACGAACGGGCAAGTTTACCTTGAAGCCTATTCGCGGGGGCTATGACGAAGCGACCCTTCTTGTTCTTGACGAAAGCAACATTGACAAGATTGAAGACTTTAGCCGACCCGCGTTCGGGGAATTGGCGAACTCTATAACGGTCAATTATTGGGATTACACGAAAAGCCAAACGGGAAGCGTTACGGTTCAAGATATTGCGTTGCAGCAAGAACAAGGCGGCGAAAACGCGACAACGGTAACTTACGAAGGTTTCATTGATCCGGCGACGGCTTCGAAGGTTGCGCAACGCGATCTTCAAACGCTTTCAACGCCCCTTATCAGTTGCACCGTTTACGCGACGAAGGTTGCGCGAAACCTCAATATCGGAAGCGTGTTCGTTCTGTCTTGGCCCGATTACCAGATTGCAAGCGTCGTTATGCGGGTTACGGGTATCGCTTACGGCAACGGTAAAACGCGCCGGGTTCGTATCCAATGCGCCCAAGACGTTTTTTCGTATCCCGAAGACGCTTTCGTTTCAAAGCCGCCTAGCGGTTGGGTTGATCCGAACGGGGCACCGGGGCCGCTTCTGTTTCAAACCGCGTTCGAATTGCCGTATTACGATCTTGTTCGCGACAACGGGCAAACGGTAGTCGATAGTTCAATCGAAACTAACCCTTACGTCGGTTATGTTGGGGCCGCAGCTTCGGGGCCGACGGTTCCTTCGCTTAACGCCCTTATGCATAGCGACGACGGGTCGGGTTACGAAGAAGTCGGAACCGCCGATTTCTGCGCAGCCGCTTACCTAGCCGAAGACTTGACGCGACTTCAAACCGAATTTGAACTTGTTTCGGGGGTCGCCCTTGACATAGTTGAAGCGAACGAATGGCTTCAAGTTGACGGCGAACTTATGGGCGTCGTGTCGCTTGTCGGAACGACCTTGACCGTTAAGCGCGGGGTTCTTGACACCGTGCCAACGACGCACGACGCCGGGGCCGTTGTTATGTTTTGGGATGGTTTTTCAAGCCTTGACCCGACCGAATACGTTTCGTCGGATACGGTAAACGTCAAGCTTACCGCCGCCAATGGTTCGGGGGTCTATCCGCTGGCAAGCACCGCAGCGACGACCGTTGATATTGTGGGCAGGGCTGCAAAGCCATTCGCGCCGGGCAAACTTGCCTTCAACGGCGACTTTTTCCCCGAAGGCGATATGTCGGGCGATATTGTTATCAGTTGGGCGAACCGAAACCGCGTCTTTCAAACGGGCGGAACGTTGGTCGGGTTTGCCGACAATAGCATTACCCCCGAAGCCGGGCAAACGGTTACAATTGAAGTCAAAGACAAAATCGGCTTTACGATCTTAACCGAAACAGGGATAACAAACGAAAGCTTTACGTTGGTCGCTTCGGCTTATTCGGGTTACGACGAATTTCTTACGGTTAACGTTTGGGCGGTTCGCGACGGGCTTGACAGCTTTACAAGCTATTCGGTTCGCTTAAACATTGTTTCGGGCATTGACGGCGGAAGCCTAGTGTTTGAAATGAACGAAACGGGCACCCCGCCCGCAGGCGATGCAATCGCCTTCGAAATGATCTAGGTTAGGAAAGAAAATGCTTCAAAAAATTGTAGGCGGTCAATACGTCCATACTTGGACGGGCGCGGCCCACGACGCCATAATTGCCGACCCGTTCAACATGACAATGCAAGAAATCGTCAACCGTTCAACCGATTTGGGGAACGTTACAACGAACGACTTTTCGGGCATTTGTATTTCGCCCGATGGGGCGAACATAATTATCGGTTCTTTCGGTGCCCCTTATCACAGAATTATTGACGTTGAAACGCGCCAATACGCGGCGTCGCTTGCGTCGGCACCTTCGGGGGTAGTTTATTCAATTCGCTTTTCGCCCGACGGAAGCGAATTTGCAATGGCAATGAACGGTTCGCCGTTTGTAAGTCGTTGGTCATATCCGGGGCTTGTTCGCCAACCCGAAGCGGCTGTTTCCCCGCTTGGGCAATGTAACCGGGTTTCGTATTCCCCCGACGGAACAATGCTTGCGGTTGCGTCCAACGTTTCGCCATATTTCAAACTTTATTCAATTCCTGCAATGGTCGATATTACCCCTACAATGGCCGACCCGCCGACAGCCGCTTGTTTCGCCCTTTCCTTTTCTTCCGACAACACGCATGTTTGTATCGGGGGGTCGGCGACGGGTTCAAATACGCGGGTCTATGACGTGACAACGGGAACCCGTGTCTTGACTTCAACAAGCGATATTTATTCGGCAAGCTTTTCGCCCGATGGTTCAAAGCTTCTTGTTGCAAGTCAAGGGAACAGCAACGGCGTTATAATTTACGAAACTACGGGTTGGACCGTTGCAAAAGAAATCGACTTCGGTTCGCCGCTTGTCTCAACTTTGTTTACTTCGTCGTATGTTAGGGGTGTTGACTTTTTCGACAACGATTACTTCTTTGTTCACGGCGAACGCGGTTGCGGGTATTTCAATTACACGTCGGGGCTTCCCTTGCTTGACCGACAAAGCGTAACCCCGCTTTCGGGTAACGGCGAAATGTTTATGTCGCCTTCTACCGCAGCCCGTAAGATTGCGGGAACCGTTACCGACGGCGCAGCCGGGGCGCTGGCAAGGGTTATCAAGGTCTTCGACGCCGACACCGAAACGCTTGTCGGGGAAACAACAAGCGACGCCGTTACGGGGGCGTTCGAAACTGTTATCTTTACAAGCGATCTTGTTACGGTCGTCGCCTATGGCGAAGGCGGCGAACTTGCGCAGATTATTGACGGGGTTTCCCCCGCCGTTATTTAAATAAGTGTCGCGCTTTCTTTCTTGGCGAAACAGCCGATTTCCGTAAGGATTTCGGTTGTTTTTGCTATATACCAACCGAAGTTAACGTCGTTCGGGAAGTAATCGGGTAAATCCATTAGCGGCGATCCGCCTTCGCTTGTCGGCACCTTGTTTCCGCTGCCCACATAATGAATTGCCGTAAAATCCCCTTCGGCGTAATACCAGCGAACGACCTTACCCAAATATTCCCCGTCTTTGTGCCCGCCGCCTTTCACGCTGCGAACCTTGATAAACTTCGTAATGTCGCGGTCGTTGGTAATCGTTTCTTCGATTGGCGTTCCCTTTGTTATATACGCCGCCGCCGCTTCAATACAAATGGTCGTTTCGGGGTTCTTGTGAAAGCGAAAGATTGCGGCTTTCGGGTCGGCCCAATGGTTCGAATAAGCGCCCTTGAATTTGCACCCTGCGGCTTCGTTAAGCCATGCTTTCGTTGCCTTGTCTTGCGCCTGTTTAACGGCGATATAATTGTTAATATCGCGGGAATAAACGGCAAGGTAACGGGTTTCTTCCGTAACGAAGTCGGTTTCGGTTTCGAACTCTTTAATAATTGCGTCGCGCAACGAAAGCTTGTCGGTCGGGCATTTGCAAATTACGCCGTCGGTGTTCGCCGAAATAACCGGAATGCCTGCGACTTCGAACTTTTCGATAAGCATAAGAAGCGACAGTTGCCCGCTAATCGTCGTTTGCAATAGCAAGTCGGGCGCGTATAGAATTGAATACTTCGACCCAAGCTTGCCGAAGCTTCCATTAATCGTAATTTTCAAACTGTCGGCGGTTGTCTTGTCGCCGCTTCGCTTGGCTGCAACGCGACGTTCAACGATACGCCCGTAAACGTCAAGAAACGCCCGCCCAAGGTGCGCAGGGTAAAGCCCTTGATTTAGGATAATGCGCGGGTAATAGCTTTCAACGTCGTGATCTGAAATAACAACGTCGGGCGTTGCGATATGCGAAATCGACTTTTCTTGCGAATGAAGCCCGCCCATTCCCATTTTATAAACGGTATCGCCTAGCTTGATCTTTAGAACCCAACGCTTTTTACCGTCTTTCCCTTTTTCCAATTCGCCCAAGCCGTCGGGCCAAAGGGGTTCCCCGGTCGCGCCAAGCTTGAAATACGCCGCCCCAATATCTGCAACCGCCTTTTGAAGTTCGGGGGTTTTGAAGTTGATGTAATCGGGAACATGATAACGAAACATACTGTCGGGGTGTATTGTGGGCTTCTTGGGGTATGCCCCCGCGACCTTCGCAATTTCCTTACCGATAACAGCTTCGGCAACTTGCGCGTCGGATTTCGAACGCAAGTCAATATTGTATTCTTTCGACATTACTTCGCGTAACGACAATTGGTCTTTAAGTTCGAACATTGCAAGCGCGGTCAAATCAAGGTCGTTTACGCAATAGTTCTTTACGAATTGGGCTTCGTCGTATGTCAGAACGTGCCATTCTGGAAACGGCAAATCTTGCATTCGTTGGCAATGAAGCCGCCCGCCATACGTCTTCAACGACGCCGACAGGGGCGCAACTTCAATCAAGTCGATATGATTTACGTTCGGAACGTCAATCTTATACTTCTTTTCGATTGCAAAGCCGAACAAGCTGTTCTTAATAATGTCGTCGGAAAGGTCTTTAAGTTCTTGGTTCGTTATGTTCGGGTTTTCAAGCGCCATAAGCAACATATAAATGTCGTATTTTTTCGAATTGAAACCAACGAAGCAATACCGCCAAAGCATCCAACGAAGCTTTTCGCGGTTCAATTGAACGTCGGCGCTTAGTTCGAAATCAACGACGCGACCCGTTAGAATACACTTGAACGCGATATAGAAAAAGTTCGGGTAACATTCAATATCGAAAACGAAAACGCTTCCCGTCGCTTTCGCGAACAATTCTTCGTCGGGCATGTAGTCAACGGGGCGCATTTGGATTACGCCCCGACGAAGCTTCGGTTCGGCTTTCGCGCCTTTGGTCAAGACATTTCCGTTTTCGTCAATCTTTAACATATCGTTTCCTTAGAACGGAATTTCGCAATCGGCGCAGCGACAATCTTTCGGATGAACACCGGGGGCGCTTTCCGCACGATACACCGCAGGCGCTTTGCGTTCAAGCCCCGCGATTACGCCCCGAAGGTTTTCGCCCACAAAGAACAGCCGGGGAATTTCATTCGTTCCCGTGTCGTCTTCTTCGGTAAAGAACAACCGGGTCGCTTGCTTCGCAATCATGGCGATATAAGCGCCGTTGAACCCGACCCCTTCGGGCAAGCCGTCGATACGATAGAACGAAGGCGTTTCGTCGTTGGGGTTAGATACGACTTGCCCGTTCTTGAAATAGACCGAAGCGTTTTCGCTAAAGTTCGCGACAGCTTCAACCGCCTTAAAGAAGGTTTCGGGAACGGGCCACATATCGCCGTAATTGCATTCGATAACGTTTTTATACGCCGGGTATTGAGCGTTAAACGTTTGGGTCTTTATAAACGAATTATCTTCGAACCAAAACGTAACCGACGTTTGCGAAAAGCCAAGGTTCGTCAAAACCTTTCCCGATTTGATTACGGCTTGAAGCGCAGCCTTGGGAAGGAGCAAGTTCGGGGGAAGGTCAATGCCGTGCCAATATTCGAAGATTACCGCGCCGTTCGTCGCGACAATGCTTCCGCCTTGCAACAGAACCCCGGCATATTCGGGCTTTGGCGAAGCGTCGTTCGGTATCTTCAAGACAGCTTCAAAGCCCGCCTTTATGCGGTCGTCAATGACTGCAACCGGGTCGTCGGGCGGGCTTATGGGCACCTGATCCGCAGGGGCGCAGGGAATGACCCCGCGAAAGTCGCCCGACGCGACCGACAGGAACCCCGCCGATATTTGCGTAATCGACAAGTCGGTTTCGACCCGGCCCAACGCATTGACGAAGGTTGCAGATTGTGGGCAGGCGTTCAAATCTTCTTCGATAGGCGTTGCAATCGTTAAGACCCCGTTCGACGCTGCGGCCCAACCTTGCGCCAAATGACAATACGTTTCGGCGACCGTGCCGTTTTTGGCTTGGGCTGCGCTTACGAACTTAATCGCTTTAAGAAGCATTGTCGCGGGGTTCGGGGCAGTCTTGCCTTTAGCGGCAACCGCCTTCTTTGCACGGGCGCGGGGCTTCGGCTTTGCGGGCGCTTTGGCTTCGGGTTCGGGTTCCGCCATAGCGCGGGCAAGAAGGTCGTCGGGTATATCTTGAATTTGTGCCATTGTGTCTTTTCCTTTACCAGTCGCAAGACATTATTTCGGGGTATTTCTTGTTAAGCCACACGCGGATTGTTTGGGGTTGTCGCAGTTCGGAAACCCTTTGCAAAGCGTTATACGTTGTAATCGGCGGTTCTTCCGCGTGTCGTTGTCGCCACCAATCCTTTGCCTTCTTCCCGACAAAGCCGCCATGTTCTAACATAACATATTCGTAAAACGTTTGCAGCCCTGCGAAGTAACTTACCTTAATCATTGGCGGCGAAGTTAGGTTGCCTTGGGCGTCGCGCTTTTCGTGCAAATTATAAATTACCTTGTGAACTTGGAACGTTTCAATAATCGGGCTATCGCCGCGAATAAGGTCTTGCGTTCCTGCGGTTGTGAAAAGCTTATTTTCGAAGGTAAATTCGGTTCCGCAGTTGATACAAACCCGCGCCCCCGCATGGTTATAAACCCCGCAGTTGTCGCAGATACGAACGGGCATATCGCCGGGTTCGCCGGGCTTCGGTTTGCCGGGAATGCGCGGGTCGTTGATTGGGCCAAGTCGCGGCGTATTGCGGGCGAAGTCAAGAACAAGACAATTCGTTTTGCCTGTCTTCGGGCTTGGGCGCGTTCCCCGTCCTAACATTTGAACCCACAAACCCGGCGACAGCGTAGGGCGGAACATGCCGATAAGGTCAATTGGGGGATGGTCGAAGCCCGTTGTAAGCTTGTTCGCGTTGACCAATGCGCGAAGTTCGCCGCGCTTGAACGCTGCAATATGTTCGTCGTTTACTTTGGGCTTGTTGTCGGAATGAACAGCCGCCGCGCTAACGCCAAGGTAATTCAACATTGCCGCTATCTTTTCGGCGTTCTTTACGCCCGCAGCGAAGACAAGCCAACAACCCCTATCGGCCCCAAGTTCGACCATTTCTTTGACGCCCTTGAAGGTCGTTTCGTCGTCGTCAACGGCTTCTTGAAGTTGCTTGTTGTTGTATTCCCCCGCCGTTATCCCGACGTTCGAAATGTCAATTACGGTATTCGTTGGGCGCGGTATCAGGGGCGCAAGATAGCCTTCGGCGATCAAACGGTTAAAGTTGTCGATTGTCGTTAGATCATAGCAAACGTCGGTAAAAACGCCGCCGTCGGTAATCATACCTTGCTTTAAACGATACGGGGTTGCAGTAAAGCCAACGACTTTCAAATGCGGGTTAATGCGAAGAAGTTCGTTGTAAACGTATTGATACGTTGTATCGTCGTTCGGGCTTAACAAATGGCATTCGTCAACAAGCAAAAGGTCGCGGTGCCCGAAATGCGGGAACCCGGCAAGCGCAGTCGAAGCCGCTAACGCCTTCTTGATTGCCGGGGAAACCGATTGAACACCGCCGAAGATAAGCGGTTCGCCGAACGCGCATTTCGAACCCAAGCCCGCGCTATACAAGCCGACGGGAATATTTGGGCCGATTTCGCGCATTTTTTCGGCGTTCTGTTCAATCAATTCCTTGACGTGCGTAAGCATCATAAAGCGTTGACCGGGGAACAGTTCGAAAGCCCTTTTGATAAACTTCGAAATTACGACGCTTTTGCCCGTGCCTGTCGGCATGGCGACAACCGGGTTCCCCTTGTTGCCTTTCGCGAAGTAATCGAAGATTGAATATTCGGCTTCGCTTTGATACCAACGGTCTTCATACATTGTTAATTGTTCGCCATTCGTTGCAGCCCAACGGCACAAAGTCGCGGGGGATTATGTCGTTTACTTTGTTACATTTCCATTCGCCGCCGTCAACAGGTTCGGCAAATTCGCAGCTTCGACAATTCTTTTCAAGCGGGGCGTTTTCGTGACACTTCGCGAAGAAGTCGCAATATTTACACTTGAAGAACGTTGGATTATCCGACAGGCGCAACGGCGGGGTTTGCGACGTAATAATGCGTTCGGCTTTGGCCCGCATTTGGTCGCCAAGGTTCCAATCAAGCTTAACAATTTCAACGTGCAAACTGTCGTCGTTCTTGTTGGTCGCGTTGTAAAGCCCGTATTCGATACGATACGCCGGGTCGCTTCCGTAAATTGACATTTGCGCGAAGTGTTGTTCTTTGGCAATCGTTACGCCTTTTTCGGTAAGCTTGTTGAAACCTGCGCCCGTGCCGTTCGTTTTAAATTCGCACAAAAACGCGGTGCCTTCGGGCAAGCCATATCGGGCGGGGGGAAGCGCGATGCCGTCAAGGGAACCCCCGAAATGCCCGCCGAAGTGTTTAACGCGCCATTGCTTCGGGCCGCATTCTTCTTCGGTCGCCTGTTCAATGTGGGCACGGCTTGTCGATACGTCGCTAAAATACATTGGTATTTCGTCGTTCCAATCAAGGCAACGGTATTCGCCCGTTTCGTCGTGACAAACCAAACGTTGCGCGTAATCAAAGACCGTCCAACCCGTGCCCCGCAGGTATTCAACGAACCGAAATTCTTCAAGGTGCCCACGTTGAAACAGGCGTTGCATTCGGCCATGATTGCTTTTTACTTCTGCGGGGTTCTGCCCCGAAAACTTCATTTTCCCGGCCCAACGGTAAGAATACCAAGCGGCCCTTTGACATTCTTGACCAATGACAGAACCGCCCAAATGCCAACGAAACCCGTCGTCAAAAGAGGCAATACACCAATCGTCAATATCTTCTTTGATACGCTTCGCAAGTTGCTTCGAAATGCCCGGCATTTTAAGGTCGGTTGTTCCTGCGCTTACGGTCGGCAATTTTTCTTCGTTGTTCGGCTTGTTTTCTGGCATGTCGTTTCCCCTGTTTTGTTTGTGTCTTTTCTTTGCGTTTCAACAGCGTGTCGCCGTGTTCGTTTAAGAAAGCTTCGCTTATCGAAATTAGCTTTAAAAGTTGCGCGTCGGTTAGCCAAGAAATATGGGCTTCGTCGCGGTTGATCTTCAAGGCAACGGAAAGCCAAAGATACGCTTTGTCGCGGGTCATAAGGCGATCACGCCAAAGCCTGTCAAAAGATATATGCGCCTTCTTTCGAAGTTGTCGCGTTTTCCGCCCCGCCATGTATCCGACCGGGTTTTCGGTTCCGTCGTGACAGGTAACAAAGGCGTCGCAATCGTCGCAAATCCAAGCCTGTTTACCGTCGTTCAAAGCCTTTTTTCGTATTTGGCCCGACGCGCAATTGTGGCAACGGTCGGGAACGGGAATTGCGCCCGTTAGTTCGTTGTTCATTTCGTGCCTGCCCCTTCGTTAAAAAGAAGCGGGGGCCGAAACCCCCGCCCCGCTTGCTTCGTATCGGTTAGCGTTGACCGCCGCCCCAAGGCCCGCCCGCGCCGCCGTTGTTCGGGGCTGCGCCGCCGCCGTTCTGTTGCCAACCGCCTTGGGCACCGCCGCCTTGATCCGCAGGGGGATTGCCGCCGCCTGCGCCCCAACCGCCGCCATTGTTCGCCGGGGGCTGTTCTTGCTGTTGACCGCCGCCCGCAGGGGGTTGCCAGCCGCCCCCGCCGCCTTGGCCCGCGTTCGGGTCTTGCTGTTGCCCGCCGCCTTGCGCAGCACCGCCCCAACCGCCCGCAGCGCCGCCGCCTTGGTTCGGGTTCTGTTGCTGTTGCCCTTGATCCTGCGGGGCACCCCAACCGCCGCCCGCTGCGCCTTGGTTCGCGCCTTGGTTCGCCGGGGGTTGTTGCTGTTGCGTTTGGGCTGCGCCGCCGCCTGCGGGGGCTTTACCCGGTTCGTTCCCGTTAATGTCGAAGACTTTTTTGACTTCGGTATATTGCGGGTCGTTCTTCTGCGGGCCGACTTCGATAACGAAAGGAATGTTGTGAAGCTGCGCCGTGTCTTGGATTTGGAAAACGCCCGTAACGTGCGAAATCGCCGACATTTGACGGTTTGCAATACCGACCGCAACTTCGGAAGCGTTATAAAGGTTGATCCGGTAAGCGCCGACCGTGCCTTTTTGCGGGCCGTCGGTAATCAGAAGGTCAAGTTGCAGATACCCGCCGTCGTTGGCTTTGGTCGCCTTTACGTCGGAACTTTGGATAATGACCGGATGCCGACCAATCGGAAGACCGCCGACGCCTTGGGTTGGGTCGAAGTTGTTTGCGTTAAATGGTTGGATAAGTTGTGCCATTGTATTTCCTTTGGCTTTGGTTGGGTTAGTCTTTCATGCATTTGGCGAATAGATTGCCCAAATGCGGGGGTTCAAGGTCGTTCAATTTCCCGCTTCTGTCGCGGGCCATTATGTCAAACGCTTCTTTCGTGCGAATGGCAACTTGCGGCCCTTGCATACCGGGGATTTGTGCCGGGCCAAGGTGCAAGATTTCGTCGTAAAGGTGCGGAACCTTAACGTTAAGGTCTTGGCCGGGGAAGTATGGCTTGCGCATCATTACGCCGCCCGTATCAACAACCGACTGTTTCGCGATCAAATAAACATGCTTGTTCGGTAAGAAATACAAGCCGTTTACCCAATCCATAACACGGCGCGACATTTCGCCGTAAGCTTTCCGACCGTCTCTATTCCTTTTCAGTTCTTGGGTTAAAACGATTTCCGCGACTTGCGAAATACTGTCGAAGCCGAACGTATCAAAGTTGCGGGCTTCGGGGCTGCGAAACGCCCAATCGAAAAATTCTTCGATACGTTCGGGCGTGTAAGCTTCCCAAGTCGGGATATTGGTTGCGTTCCGCATTGACAGAAGACCGGGTTCGACCGCGCAAAGAACAGGGCGCGGGGCCGTCATAATCAACGGGGTTTTGCCCGACCCCGGCCCGCCAAACATAAGGGTTTTGACACCGAATTTACGGGCCAAAGTCGAAGCGGGTTTAAGGTCGCGCATTTGCATAATGTGGGCTTTCGTTGTTGAAGGTCGCCCGATTGCAGAACAACCGGGCTTGAACCTTACGACTTGGGCGCGACGATTTCAAGGGTCGGGGCACCGGATTTCGTGACAATAACCCGGTCGGCAATTTTCTTAATTGCGGCATGGCTTGGGTTTGTCGTGTCAAGTTTGTTGTATTCCGAAACGGAAAGTTCCGCCGACCATTTGAACAGGCGTTCGGCAATAAACGCGCCTTCGTTGCCTGTCTTTTCCATTTCGTCTTGGGCAGTCATTACGGCTTCCCAATCGGTCTTATCGTCGGCCCCTTTGATAAAGCCGAAGGTGACTTTCTTAACGACCTTCGCTTTATACCCGTTGCCAAGCGCGATATTTTCCGTTCCCTTTTCTTTGGTCGGGTCGGAAGCAAGCGCAACGTAAAGCTTGCGAAGCGTCATTTCGGCTTCTTTGGCGGCGTCAAGCGTCGTTTTTGCGGCTTCCCATTTGGCAAGCGTTTCGTCGTGAAAGGCTGCAAATTCATGGTCGGCCATTTCGACAACTTCGTTTGTTTCGGGCTTTGTGTAGCTGCGCATTTCGGTTATTCCTTTCGGTTGTGTCGTTGTTGACAAGTTCGAACATAGGCGCGGGGCAAAAGAGTGTCAACAAGAATTTTGCGGTTGACCCGCGTTATATTGTGGCCTTAAACATGGGGCCAACCGTAACAAAACCGAAATCAATATGTGGTGCCCATGTCAAATTTAGTAACTAGAACTAGGGAATTGCTGGCAAACCGCCCGCGCCCTTTGACCTATGCCCACATTGAAGAAGAAACGGGCGTTAAGGTTCGTTGGCTTGAAGCGTTCGCAGGGGGTCAAATGGCCGACCCTTCTTGCGTCAAGGTCGAAGCCGTTTACGAACTTTTAGCCGGGAAAAAACTTGATGTTTGAAGAATTGAATAACGTTCCCGACGAAATGAAGTCTTGGCCGAATTGGGTTGTTTGGCGTTATGAAGACGTAACAGCAAAGAAGCCGACGAAGGTTCCGTATTGTGCCCGGTCGCATAAGACGGCTTCCGTTTCCGACCCCCGAACTTGGGGCACGTTTGAAGAAATCGTTGAAGCCCTTCAATCGGGTTGGTATGCGGGCGCGGGCTTCGTTCTTACGGAAGGCGACCCGTTCGCGTTTATCGACCTTGACGACACCGAAGGCGACCCCGCAGCGTTTGAACAGCAACAAACGATCTTCAACGAAAGCCAAGGATACGCGGAAATTTCCCCGTCGGGTTCGGGCTTGCATATTATCTTGAAGGGTTCGATTGAAGCGGGTAAGCGTCGCGGCAAAGTCGAAGTTTATACGTCGGGTCGTTATATGACAATGACCGGGCGCGTTTATCGCGACGGCCCCGTTCTGCAACAACAAGAACTTCTTGACACGATTTCCGCTTCGTTAAGCAAAGGCAAAGCCGCAACCGCGTTTTATGCCGGGCTTGAAGAACCGACCGAAAGCGACGAAGCCGTTTACAATCGCGCCGCAATGGCTGCGAACGGCGAAAAGTTTGCCGAACTATGGGCGGGGCGTTACGAAGACTTTTACGCTTCCCAATCCGAAGCCGACTTTGCGCTTGTCGATATTATCGCGTTCTATACCCAAAACCGGGCGCAGATTGTGCGAATGTTTCGCCTGTCGGAATTGGGCAAGCGCGACAAGGCGCAACGCGACGATTACGTTTCGTATATGTTGAACAAATGTTTCGACCGCATCTTGCCGCCCGCAGATTTCGACGGGATTAGAAACCAAATCGAAGCCGCGATTGCAGCCCGTAAGAAGGTCGAAGCCGAAGCCCTTGAAGCTGCGCCGAACCGCGAAGTCGTAACGGGCAAATATATTCCCGATAATGAACGTTACCCCGTGCCCCCCGGTCTTGTCGGGGAAATCGCCGAATTTATTTATGCGCAGGCACCGCGACCAATCCCCGAAGTTGCTATCGCGGGGGCGCTTGGGTTTATCGCAGGGATTACGGGCCGGGCGTTCAACGTATCGGCGACCGGGCTTAATCAATACTTGCTTCTTCTTGCCCCTACGGGCGTCGGTAAAGAGGCAATGGCGCGGGGCATTGACAAGCTAGTTAACGCCGTCGCTGCAACCGTGCCGACAGCTAACGAATTTATGGGACCGGGTTCAATCGCGTCTTCGCCTGCGCTTATCAAGTATATGTCGAAAGGGCCGAAGTCGTTTGTTTCGGTCGTCGGCGAATTTGGTCTTTACATGCAACAGCTAGGCGCAACGAACGCCCCGCCGCATTTGATTGAACTTCGGAAGCTTATTCTTGATCTTTACAACAAGTCGGGGCAAGGCAACATGTTGCGCCCGTCTATCTATTCCGACCGCGACAAGAACACGCCCGAATTTCCCGCGCCGGGCTTTTCGTTGCTTGGCGAAAGCACGCCCGAAAAGTTTTACGAAGGTTTGCACGAAGGGCTTTTGTCGGAAGGCTTGTTGCCCCGTTTTACAATGATTGAATACCACGGCAAGAAGCCGCCGTTGAATAACAACCATTCAAACGTTATTCCTAACCCCGAAATGATTGAACGCTTGGCAAGCTTGTTCGCTATCGCCCAAGGGTTGAACAGTCAAAACATGGCGCAGAATGTGGGTTTTACCCCCGCAGCGCAAGACGCAATGAACCAATACGAATTACGTTGCACCGCGAACGAAAACAGCGCCGAACGCGATATTGTTCGGCAAGTTTGGTCACGTTGTCACGTTAAGGCAATGAAGCTTGCGGCGGTCGTCGCGGTTGGCTGCAACCCTTACGCCCCTTACATTACCGAAGAAGTCGGCGAATGGGCGCGAACAATCGTAACAGCCGACGCCGTTAATCTGTTGAAGCGTTTCGACGCGGGCGAAATTGGCGTCGATAATGACGAACAAAAACAGCTTGCCGCGATTATGAAGGCAATTCATACTTATGTCGTTGCGCCTTGGGCCGACGTTTCGAAATACTGCGGCGACGGCGCTTCGGGTTTGCATTCCGCCAAGATTGTTCCTTATTCGTATTTGCACCGGAAGCTTGCGGCGCTTGCCGTATTCCGCAAAGACCGACAGGGGCCGACCGCAGCGTTGAAGAAGTCGTTGAAGACCTTGACGGAACGCGGCGACCTTTCGGAAATATCGCGGGCAATCATGGCGAAAGAACATTCGTCGGCTTCTATTGCGTTCGCTATCGAAAGACCTTCCGCGTTCGGTTTTTAAGTTCGTTCGAAATTAGTTCCGAAATGGGGTTGACGGTTACGCCGTCGCCCCTTATGTTGTTTGTAACAGCAAAGGAACCGAAGCCATGATTAACCCCGCCAACGAATACGCCGTTTACGCTTACGAAATGGGCTTTGAACATGCCGCAAAAGGTATCCCGGCAAGCGCAACTTGCGACCGTTATTATTCGCACGGTTACGCCGCTTTTAAAAGTGTAAGCCAATGAAAACAGTTTACGCCCCCGACACAACCGCAGCTTACGTTGAAACGTTTCGCGAAGCTGCGATTGCAAACCCCGCGATAAGCTTTATCGTTCTTGTCGCGATTACGGGCGTTCTTGCCCATGTTTGCCGCGATTGGTTTTAAGCCTTAAAAGCGCCACATTTACCAGATACCCACAATTAACAGCAACACGAAAGGGCGACACAATGACAACCGATTTCCTAGTTCTTACCGCGTTCGTAATTGGCTTCGGCGTGTTCGCTGTTAATTCAATCGGCGACGGGGTTCTTAACCTTGGCGCTTCAATATTCCAAACGGAAGAAACCCCCGCCGACTTTTCGGCAAAGTTTATAAAGGTCGAACCCAATGACTAAAGACAGCGAAAACCTTGAAGCCGTGTTTAAAGCGATTGCCGCCATAAACGAACGGCTTGACCGCATTGACCCCCAAACCGAAACGTTTGAAGTCGGCGGGAAGCTTATTGTAATCGACACGTCGAAGCCGCTTGTTGACGAAATCCGTAAACAGCTAATCGAAACGACGCTTGACACTTCCGCCGACCCCGAAATTCGCGGGCTTGCTGTTGCCAAGCTTGACGCCTATTCCCGCAAGGATCAAGACGCGCATAAGGCGGCGAAAGCTGCGGTCGCCAAGACAGTTCAAGACGAATGGCAAGCGAACACCGATAAAGAAATGTTCGCAATCGAAGGGTCGAAACCTGTCTTGCATCACATTATGCAAGAAATCGGGCTTGAATTGAACCACGCCCGAAGCAAGTTCCCCGGCGACAACGTTACGTTTGCGGCCCTTGTTGAAGAAGTCGGGGAATTGGCAACGGCGATCTTTTCCGAAAGCCGCGTTGCAGTTCGCAAAGAAGCGGTGCAAATTGCAGTTATGGCAATTCGTATCGTTCTTGACGGCGATTGCACCTTCGAACCTTGGCGCGAAAAACACGGTCTTGACCCGCTTTCCGACGTTCCGAAATAACTTCGTAATTATCTTCGAAATTTACGCCGTAAGGGGTTGACCTTCTTACGGCGTAATCGTATGTTCAATACATAGGAACAAACAAACCGAAGGAACTTACGAAATGTCAAACGTAACAACACAAATCGAAGCCCGCTTGAAAGAAAACAAAAACGGCGTTAAAACTTACGCTTCCCATGCTTTCGCAAATAGCAAAGGCGAACGCCTTGCCGAAGCTGCAAAGACTTATTACGGCGTAACGGGCGAACTTCGTTTCTTGACCGTTTACCTTCCGACTTTCAACCGTTGGACTGTCGTATTTTTGTTTGGTGAATTTATGCGGTCGAACAATGTTGGCGGTTACGTTGGATACATTAGCGACGAAGGTTTTTGGTCGGTATAATTCAACGGGGGCTGCGGCCCCCAACAACCCCGAAAGGATTTAGAAGAATGACGAAGCTTCCCAAATGGCACCGAAAAGCCCCCGCAACACCTGTCAAGGTTCCGAACACGCCGAAGCCTTGGCGGGCCGGGGTTGACCGCTTCGACCCTTGGTCGCAGAACGACGACGGCACCGCTATTCCCCGCGACTTCCGTTGCGTTGAAGCCCCCGACGCCGGGTTGCGCCGTATCCTTGCGATATGGCCCCAAGGCGCAGCCGCCCCAATCGTTGAAGGTATTCAAGCCGACGGTTCGGTTATTGAAGTCAAGACCCGGCGCGTTGTGCCCCCTAAGAAACCCCCGGTCATTCCCCGGCCCAATGTGGGCAAGGCGCTTGACCCTGCGAAATGCATAGCCGCAGGCGGTCGAAAACGTTGTATGGATTGCCGTTGCGGATTACCAAGCCCGAAGAACGTTGTTGCCGAAACTTGGGAAACGTCGGGTTATTCGGGATACAAACCGGGTTCGCCGTCGGCGCATGGGCGGGCCAATGTCAAAACCGTATCGAACCCGCGTTCGTCGGGTTTGCTTGATATGATTGACCGCAAGCGCGATTTAATGCGCGGCCCGCAAATGATTGACGACGAAGACACCCAAGCCCTTTGGGAACGCGACAAAGACTAAAAATAATTCGAAGTTTGTTCCGAAATTAGCGTCGTAACCCTTGACACGGTTACGGCGCTTATCTATATTCGAAGTATAGAAACGAAGGGAACGAAAATGTTTTATCATGGTTATGTCGCAGGATACACAAAACAAGCTTCAACGGTTGAAGAATTGCAAGCTTGGCTTGAAGGTATCCGCGCAAGCGTTGTCGGCGAAACCTTGAAAGTTTGGCGCGTTGTTAACAGCGTTGCAGAAACTAAAACGTGCATTGAAGGGCTTGTAACAAATGGCAAGTAAACCAAGCTTCGAAATTGTCGCAGGTCGGAACGCGCCTTCGTGTATTAGACGAAATCAACAACCCGAAAGGCGAAGAAAATGACGGATAAGAAAACAGGCTTTTACATGGGCAAACGCCTAGTCGGTAAAATGCCCCGGCATACCATGCAAAACGACGAAGGGGGTTGGCATTACCCCAAGGCGAAAGACGTTTCGTTTTATGGTGCAGTCATTGGGCGCGAATACACAATGCCCGAAAAGGGTTTGCCGCGCCCTTGGCACGACGCCGAAACGGGCAACGTTCATCCCTGCGCCGAAGAATGGCAAGTTGAACACCGCGACGCCTTGGAACTTAAAAAGGCTTCAACCAAAGAACCCGCCCCCGAAGTAATGGAACACGTCGAAGCGTTGGCGGAAGCTTGCCGCAAAATGACAAGCGCCCAAAGAACGCGGTTCCTTACCTATCTTATCGAAAGGTTTACAAAATGGTATCGGTAAAGAAACCCCGCATATATTGGACGTATTACCCGAAGTTGCGTCGCGGTTATTGGCGCGTAAATCTGTTGCCGACCCGCAGCACAAGCAACCTTGAAGCTTGGGCGTTCGCGCACGATATGGCCCGCGAAATGAACAGGGCGCTTGACGACGCCGGGAAGCCGCGCCCATGACCCACAAGCCGCCCCGGTTGAAGCCCTGCCCCGCCTGCGGTGCCCCTGCGCCCGTGCAAGCGTCGTCGTGCCGTGCCTGCGGCGATGTATGGCCCCGGCGCAAAGGGGGTCGCCCTGCCCCTACGCCCGAAGAACAGCTTGCGGCCCGCATGGTTGCCCGTGCGATCACAGAAGGCCACAAGCGCGGCCCCCTGCCCATTGTTGGCACCCGAAATCTATCGCGCAAAGGTTCAAAGGTTTTGGCCCAAATTCAAGACCTAGCAAAAAGCGGAAATAACGCTTCGCAGATTGCCCACATTATAGGGCAAAGCGTTACAAGCGTTCGCAGGTATGCCAAAGATTACGGCGTTGTTATCGTTAAGGGCGAAAGCGGGCCAAGCATGAACGGCAAGTTAAACGCCCAAACCGTCGAACGTCTTGAAGCCTGTCGCATGATTTGCAAGAAAACTGTCGTTGTTAGCGAAGTTGCCGAAGCCTTGGGCGTTAGTAAAGCAACAGCCCGCGAATATATGAAGCGCCTTCGCGATCTTGGCGAAATAGATTTGCCCGAATTTGACCGAAGATTGAACAGCGGATTTGCAGCCCGTAAGCGTTGACCCCTTGTTTATATGGGCTTTCGTCAAATAGTATGGTTAAGCGATTGAAACTAAACGATATAAAATGTTGGTCGAATGGCGTAAAATGGTTAAGTCGTTGTTTCTAAAGGATATAGTATGATAATGCAAATAGTATGGGTATCTAGTGTATTGAATATATGTTCCCCCCTGATCCCCTAATATATCAATGTATTGAGTATATTCTATTATATTGTATTTATAACTTTACCATACTATTCTATACTATTATTTTATATTCTTTATTTATAGATACTTAGCTAAGTTATTTAGGGTTCTATCTGTAAAACGGTCGATTTCTATATTTAATATATTGACATATTGATAACTTGCCCGCAGAATGCCCGAACACGCTATCGAAAGGAAACCGAATGGCTTACGAAATCTTTGATTGTTCGCCCGAAGCTGCAAAGCGAATTGAAAGCGAAACCGACGCTTTCGGCGTAACAGAACGCAAGGGCAATCATCGCACGAAATATCCGTTCGCTGATTTGTTGCTTGGTAAATGTTTTACCGTTCCAATCGGCGAAGCAAACGAAGCAAGCTTGCGCAATCAAGCGTCGGCGTCGGGCGTTCGTTTTGGCGGTAAGAAGTTTGCAGTAATCAAACACGTCGAACTAGGCGTTGTCGAAGTCGCCCGCATTCTTTAACGGCTGCGGTCATATGTGGGCATTGAAGGGAAATCAAAATGAACATTCGTCAAGTAGTCGAAGAACAAACCGCGTTAATCGCTTTTTGCGTCGAAGACGGCGGCTTTAAGCAAGCGGCAAATATGGCGCGGGAATTAGCCGAAACGCTTGACAGGCATTCCGCAATCTGTAAAATGAACGAAGCAACAATTGAAAGGAAAGACAATGGCGAAACAGCCTAAGCGCCTTACGCGCAAAGAAAAGATTGCACTAGGCAAAGCGAAGCCCGAACCGAAGACACGAATTGCCGTAATTGGTAACAACGTTATGGCTGCGCAGCTTGCCGCAGCATTGGCGGCGAACCCCGACGTAATCGTTGAAAGCAATTACCGCGAACCCGAAGCCCCATTGACGCCGCCCGACAAAGAACGGCCCGGTCGTCATTTCTTCGGAATGAAAGGGAAAGACAATGGCGAAGACTAATATTGCCGACGAATGCGAAGGCACCTACGCCGACGGCACGGCTTGCGATAACTGCGCCCGTTGCTTCCGCGAACGCCGGGATATGCGGGCCAAGCCGCAGCCCGTAACCAAGCCCAAGCCCAAGGCGAAGCCATTGCCAAAGGTTGCGCCAATGTCGAAGCCCGTCGCCGTCAAGGTAACAGGCGAACCAATCGGCGACCAATTGCAAAAGCTGTTTAGCGAATGGGGCAAGCTTGAAGGCGTGTTCGTTCAAGGCGGCGTAATCAAAGCGAACTTCGAAGGCGACATTTTGCTTTCGTTCGTTCCAATAGCGGAAGGGGCTTCAAATGAATAAGCGTCGTTATCTGTTTCCCGTATGTCGGGGTTCGTTCATGCTTGGCAACAATTGCGGAAGCTGCGAAAAGTGTATCGAAGAACGCGCCGAACGGGGCCAAGTGTTGACCCATGCCCCGCAGCCCGCAGAACCCGAACGAATGACAACGGTTGCGCTGTTGACCATTGAACGCGACGACCTTGCCTTTCGCTTGAAGCAATCCGAAGCGTATCTTCGCGAAGCCTGCGAACGTCTTGCCGATATGGTTGAAAGCGACGACGGCGAAGCATTCTTTGAAGGCGAAAAGTTCATTAAGCGCCATGCCCCCGACATATACAACGTAATCGGCGCAAGCGCCTTCGACCCATTGCCCGACTTCCCCGAACCGACCTTGCGCGACAAGGCTTGCGGGTTTATTGTGGGCTTGTTGATAAGGAAACCGAAACAATGATAACCCCCGACCAATTGGCGAAATCAGGTTCGGAACATGGCATTCAAGCGGCGTTGTTCGCTTGGGTCGCTGTTGCTCAATATTGGGGCTTCGACGTTGCGAACCGTTGGGGCGAAGGCACCTTGAAGCCGCCCTTTAACGAAGCCCTTCGCAATCCTGTTCCCGCCTTAGAATGGTTTCATGCCGTGCCCAATGGCGGAAGCCGGGGCGACAATGCCAAATCGCGGGCCATACGCGGGGGCCAAATGAAAGCCGAAGGCGTTCGCGACGGCGTTGCCGATTGCTTCTTGCCTGTCGCGATCTATCCGCACCACGGGCTTTATATTGAAATGAAGACCCCGACCGGGAAGATACGCCCGCGACAAAAAGAGTTTCGAACGTTTGCCGTCGCGAATGGTTACGCATTTTCGTTCGAAAGGTCTTGGCGCGATGCTGCAAAGCTGTTACAACGTTATTTAGAAAACGACGGTTCGTCGTTAGAATTGAAAGGGAAATGAAATGGCTAACAAACCAATGACCGAAGACGAACGCGAAAAACTTAACGACTGTCTTGAAAGCTTCGAAGCTTGGGTTATGGCCCTTGTCAAGAACGCCACAAGCGAAGACGTTGCCGAAGCCGTCGCGTTGTCCAACGCACGGGGCGACCTTATTTCGACATTTGAAAAGGCGTTTATCAAATGAAACCCGTAAAAATGGACCGACCCGACGTTGTTCTAACGCCGCCAATGATTGAACAGGATTGCGATTGCACAAAGGTTGACGACGACAAGTTTGCCGTCGGCGAAGTGAACCCCGATTGCGAACGCTGCGCAGGAACGGGCACAATGAACGCGCCCGACCCCAATTGCGGCGACTTGCATGTTCGTGTCGTAAACTTTACCGACGGTTCGAAAAGCGTTATGTCGATATGGCAACCAAGCGACGCCGAACGGGCCGCATTAGCCGCAGGCGGCAACCTTGTCGTTTACGTTCCAATGATGCCCCCGCCGCCGTTCGCCCTTGGCGTTATTAGTGCAATGGGGGTTGTAATCGAAGAATGATACGTTGCCGAAGCTGCGAAGCGACACGCGCCGCGCTTGCCCGGTCTATCCTTTGGGCGGCTGCGCAGATTGACAAACAAACGTTGAAATTGAAAGGGGCCGATATGGCACGAAAACCAACCAAACCGAAGCGAAGCGATTACACCATTTCGAAGACCCGAAGCGGCGACGAATGGGAAATCTTAGACCGTAAGCGGGTCGCGGTTGCTTCGGGCTTTGACGACGAAGAAGAAGCCGAAACATGGTTGAAGAACGAACTTACGTTGTTCGAAGATTAAACCGAAATTAGTTTCGAAATAGGGCTTGACGTTGACCGCGTTAAGCCCTAAATTCTTTCGTATAGCAACGAAGGAAACAAGAACATGGCGACCGCAGGATACATTGAAACGACCTTTTCCGAACTTGAAATTGTTATTCAAGTCGAATATACCGCTTATTATGAAGACGGCGAAACAGGTTATCCCGGTTACGAAATCGAAGATTGGGAAGTAACGTCGGTTGGCGGTCGCGTATGTTCTGCGAAAGTTGCGAAATGGATTGCAAAGCGTATGACCAAGCGCGAACGTTCGCACGTTGACACCCTTTGCAGCGAAGACGCAAACAACAATTAAGAAAGGGGCGTAATATGCCTTGGAATGATAACGACCTTATGACAATGGTTCC